AGTGGCATCACGTCGATCAGCGCACCAGGCGGTTCAGCCCCAACGCAGTACCGTTTCTCCGCGTTGATCGTGACCACAAGGCAGTCGTCCACTAGCAATCCGCCCTGAACCAGCCCATCGAGCGTTGACCTGATGCACTTGTCGATGTCGTTCCGCTTGACGATGCAATGCCGTGGTGCAGTGTCGCGCAGATCACCACTGGCCTTGAAATGCCCCTTGGGGCGGCAAAACCGAAACACGATGCTGATGGCGCACGCACCAGCGATCTGCTCACCCGCTAGCTCAGCCTCTGCTGCTACCGCCGCACGCCAAGGTTTCACGCGCTTGCTGGCCTCAACCATCCTGCCACCACCAACGTGGCGCTTACTGCCTTGCGGTGCTGGCTCCAAGCCGTTGACAGAAAGCTGAATCACAGCAAAGGTGGCGTGCCATCCATTTTGCCTATGGACACCAAAGCTCTGCTCAAGGCCCTACGGGACGACTTAGCGGCAACACGTAGGTCACATGACCTGATCGCTGCTCAGATCGCTGCAGAAGAGGCAGCGTACTGGTCTACAGGTCAGCCGTCGTGGATTGACTACAAGAAAGAAGCAACGATTAGTAGCGCTGCTGACTCGTTGTTATGCCGTCATGAGCAAACCGTAAAGGCTTGGTATGACTGCTTAGACTGAGCTACGGCCAATAAAAAAGCGACGGTGCCAGCCGCCGCTAGGTCCAAACTCCACACAAAGGTTATCACATGACCAAAGCGTTCAAGACAACGCGCTTTGCGTCCATCCCGTACGAGCTGATGGATGTCATGACAGAGCGTGGTGGCAAGCAAATCATCTGCGTCTACCTATGGCTGCATCGCTACGGCTGGTGCAGCGACAAAGGCTGCTGGGCATCAATCGCAACCATTTCCCAATCGACCGGCATCAAGCCTGATCACGTGCGTCAAGCCATTCAGTGGCTGCTCGCGGAAGGCTGGATCGTGCAAACACCAAGACCAGGCAGGACCAGTGTTTTCTTCGTTCGGATGCACCGCGATGAGCTACCCCTACCCCAAAAAGGGGTACCCCCAAAAGGTGGCACCACCCCTCCCCCAAAAGGTGGCACCACCCCTCCCCCAAAAAGGGGGACTAATAAAAACCCAATAAAAGAAAACCCAGTATCCAAAACCCAAAAGGCGCAAGCGCCCGAAAAGGATCCAAATCAGTCGAAGAAGCTGCCGCGTACGTCGATCCCGTTTGAGCTAGACGACTGCGCGGATCTGCTCGTTGAGTTTTGGGCTACGAAGAAAGGCACGCGATCCAGCAGCGTCCTTAAGCGCATCTGCAACAAACTGCGTCAATGGAACACAGACGACCGCAGGAGCGCCCTGGAGCGTGCTATTGCTAGTGGCTGGGGGGATGTGTTCCAACCACGCCCTCAGGCGGCTTACAGCGCCTCTGAAGCCGTCACGGTGAAGCACCCTGCATCACGGGTGTTCACAGCGCAACATGGTTTTGGCGATGAGCCCGTCACGAACCCCGTTATTCAAAATCTCTTCTGATGTCCCAGCCTGCCTTTGATCTAGTCTCCGTCCGTCAAACCCTCAAGCACATGCTCGATCGTGGTTTGATCACCCTTGAAGCCCTTGACGACCCTTCACCAGGCTTCAAAGACAACATGCACGTCAACTGGAAAACGTTCCCAAACGGATACCGTGGCGTCCGACATCAAAACCTTCTCCGCTCCGAGCAAATTATCTCACCCGAAAACTTCTGACACCATGCAACCCCTCACCATCCGCCAAGAGCCCGTCGTTCAATCCCTGTCCGATACCCTCGACTTAGCCAAAGCTCAAGCGCGTGCTATCCTTGATAACGCTATGGAAGATCAGTTACCGCTTCCCGCTGATCTGTTAGCATCCTTCAACAACGATCTGTGTCGCATTCAAGCGGCAATTGAATCTGCATCATGCGTGAAATCAAACTTCGCCTAGAAGAATCTGACCTGCAATTTCTTGATAAACTAGCCTCAGAAAACAAAACAACTCGTGCTGACATAATTCGTCGGCACCTGCATGTTGCTGGGCTTAGCTCCACCACCCTGCACTCTATTACTACAGCTATTCGTAAACGCACTAACGGCACCCTCACGCGTCAACAAGCTGAACACGTCGCAGCTATCGCAATCTCTACCATCGCCGCAGCATGACCACACAAAACCCCTGCAACCCAATCGAGCAACAGCTACGTGCTGATTACATCGAAGCCCTATATCAAACCTCAGGTCGCACTGATGGGCTTTACACCAACCTTTTTCAAGATCGCATCAAAACCCTAATCTTGCGCGACATTGACTACCTCTGCGAAACAACCAATGACGCTGCACCCTCATCTGTACCCCTCTGACGAAACCATCCGCGATATCCTCGCAACCTACGACGATTACTACACTGCACTTCACTCCACCCTGAACAACCCCGAACGTCAGCCGGAGCGCTACACTAAACTTAAGCAAACCCTAAACTCCCATCATGGAGCAGTTCTGGTACGAGCATCTCCCAGATGACATGTACCGCGTTTGCCTCTCCCTAAACGGTGTAACGGCTTGCACTCATGTAAGCAGTATGCACCTCATCGAAGAAAAACGCCCCAGACTAAGGGAAGCCTGCTTACGTAAATCCTACAATTCCTATGAAACCAAGACGCCGCCACTACAAACTTAATGCTGATGTCATTGAAAAAGTGCGCGTCCTTGCAGAATATGGCGCAGCTTTAGAACATATCGCACCCGCTGTTGGTGTAAGCTACGCTTCATTACAAAACTGGGTTTCTAACGCAAAAGGCGACAATCCTACCGAAGATGAACTATCTCTTTTAGCTGCTCTTAATGAAGGTCGCGCTAAAGGTGCTCACAAATATATAAGCATCATCACCAACTGCGCTCAAGATGGTGACAGCAAATCCGCTCAATGGATGCTCACTCATTCACCTGCTTACCGTCGTCAATATTCCGATAATGCTGCCGTAACCCGTGCTCGCGCCGAAGGTGTAGAAGCTGCTGTATCCGCTATCTCTGAAGCTAATCTCACCCCAGAGCAAGAACGCACCATTCTGTTACGCATTCAAGCAAAAACCGGCCAGGAGCTGGTAGATGCGGAAGACTAGCGCCGTCTTTGCCAGACTCGCTGAACTGCAGGTTCAAGTCTTAGATCGCACTGAACACTTCGATCTAGATAACACGCTGCAACAAATCCACGCTGATCTGCATCCAGGGCAGTTGGATTTCGTGACCGATAGCAGCACTGAAATCATCGGCGTCAGTGCAGGTTACGGCGCTGGTAAAACCAGAGCACTCTGCGCTAAAGCCGTTACGCTAGCTGCTGCCAATCAGGGTTTCATCGGTACCGTGATGGAACCTACCGGTCCGCTGATCCGTGACATCTGGCAAACAGACTTCGATAGCTTCCTTGAGCATTACGACATCCCGTACACCTTCAGAGCATCGCCACTGCCTGAATACGTCCTGCACTTACCAGGAGGCGATACAAAGATTCTGTGCCGTAGCTTCGAGAATTGGTCGCGTATCATTGGCCTCAACCTCGCATGGGTATTGGCCGACGAGATCGACACCGTAACACCAAGCATCGCTGATCGTGCATTCCCTAAAATCCTCGGTCGTTTACGTTCTGGCAATACAAGACAGTTTGGTGCAGCATCCACGCCTGAAGGCTTCCGCTGGATGTATAACACCTTCGGTAGCGACGATGCTCAGAACCGCGACGATCGCAAACTGATCAAAATGCGGACAGTAGACAACCCGCATCTACCATCAGACTTTATTGAACGCCTGCAGGCAAACTACGACCCAAGTTTGCTAAAAGCGTACCTTGACGGCGAGTTTGTCAACCTCAACACCGGTCAGGTATACGATCGCTTTGATCGCGTCAAGCACGTCACAACAATCAAAGACGACGCTGATCAGCCATTGAGAATCGGCATTGACTTTAACATCGGCAACATGAATGCCGTCATCGCTATCCGCACGCAAAACAAGCTACTCATCATTGATGAGATCGCTAAGGCTCATGACACCGACGCACTCGCGCAAGAAATCCGCAGGCGTTACCCTCACCGCCGCATCTACGTTTACCCTGATGCTTCAGGTGCAGCACGATCAACAAATGCTACGCAAACCGACATCCAGATCCTTGAAAGTTATGGCATGTCAAACCAATCACCAAAAGCCAATCCTCCCATCCGTGATCGGGTGGCTGCTGTTCAAGCTTTGCTGGAAAATGGAAAGGGTGAGATCAGGATGCAGATCGATGCAGGCTGCAAACGACTGATCGAATGCCTAGAGCTACAAAGCTACAACGAAAAGGGTGAACCGGATAAGGAAGGCGGATACGATCACATGAACGATGCTGCAGGGTATTTGGTATGGCGTGAGTTCAACCCGCTGCAGGCTGGTGCCGGACGTGGTACAGGTGTCAGGGTCTATTAAACTGAACGTATTGCACGGCAGCGTGGCTGATGTACACCGGTTATAACTTCTACGATCGCCCGCAGTCGCAGCGTGCTGTCACCAAAGTCAATGATCCCAACACGGCTTGGTACGCACAAGAGCCACACTGGGTGCTGATTGAGGATCTTGTTTCCGGTACTTACGGTATGCGTAAAAAGCATCGCCGTTACTTGCCGCAAGAACCGCGAGAGCTTGACGATAGCTACGACAACCGCTTAGCCCGCAGCGTTTGCCCGCCGTTCTATCAACGCCTTGAACGGATGCTGGCTGGGATGCTAACCCGCAAGCCCGTCAGGCTTAACGACGTCACTGACACCATCCGCGAGCAACTGTTCGACGTTGACCTGCAAGGCAACGACCTAAACACTTGGACTTATGAGACTGCTCGTAAGATGATCCGTTATGGACACGTCGGCATTCTTGTTGATGCACCGTCAGATGGCGGTCGTCCATATTGGGTAAGCTACACACCACGTGAAATTCTTGGTTTCCGCACCGAGATCAAAGACGGCAGCACGCAACTGACGCAGCTTCGTTTGCTTGAATCTGTCATCGTGCCATCGGAAGACAGCGAGTATGGCGAAGAGCAGGTCGAGCAAGTTCGTGTCTTGATGCCTGGTGAATATCAGATCCACCGACGTGACAAGAAAGGCGACTTCCGCGTCATTGATGAAGGCACTACCAATCTTGATCAAATTCCATTCGCTGTAGCCTTCTCCAATCGTTACAACACGATGGAATCCAGACCACCACTGGAAGACATTGCTGAACTCAACCTTAAGGCATATCAAGTCCAGTCCGACCTAGACAATCAACTGCATATCAGCGCAGTGCCGATGCTGGCATTCTTTGGCTTCCCATCGTCGGCTGAAGAGGTATCGGCTGGTCCTGGCGAAGCTCTGGCTTTCCCTGCTGAAGGTCGCGCAGAGTACATCGAGCCAGATGGCAAGTCATACGATGCACAATTCAAACGCCTAGAACAGATCGCATCGCAGATCAACGAGCTAGGTTTGTCCGCTGTTTTAGGTCAGAAGCTATCAGCCGAAACCGCTGAGGCAAAACGCATCGATCGCAGCCAAGGCGATAGCACCATGATGGTCATCGCACAAAATATGCAAGATGCCATCGATAACTGCCTGCAGTTTCACGCACAGTTTTTAGGTGAGTCTCAAGCTGGTAGCAGCTACATCAATCGTGACTTCCTTGGTTCACGCCTTGAACCGCAAGAAATCCAAGCATTGCTGCAGCTTTACACCGCTGGCACTATCACGCAAGAGACTCTGCTAACGCAGCTTGCTGAAGGCGAAATCCTTGGTGACGATTTTGATATCGAAGAAGAGCTAGAGGCTACGCAAAACGGTGGCCTGATCGAGATGCAGCAGCCTAGCCCGCAGCCTGGAGCGTGATTTCTGTGTTCAACCTGTGCTTCCTGACGCCTATGATTCAATGGGTGCTACGGAGGCGCATGAAACCGGACGAACGACAACGTGTTCTTTACGTTTCTGAGCGTGAACTGCCGCCTGAGATTTTTGCAGTTTTAAGACTTACTTGGTATAGAGATAATAAACCGCATCGGATCGATGAAGTAATTCTGGAAGAAGAAGAAGGTATTCAGGATGGATTCTCTGAGGTAGTGGTTGAGGCGTTAAAGACTGGCGCTGACGTCTCTATCCTTACGGAATATAATGCCGCAAGTCTTGGTATCTATGTTGACCAATGACGTTACCACCAAACTTTCAAGCAATTTTTCGTAATGCGATTGATCTTAATCGGTATAGCAATAGTGTTGCTCGTCGTATCATCAACATCTACAACAACATCATCATTGATGTTGTCAATCAACTGCAGACGATTGACGAATTATCTGCACCGGTAAAGGCTGCCAGACTGCGTAGCATTTTGGCGCAGCTAAAGGAAAGTCTTGCAACTTGGGCTGGTGACAGCACGGAGATTACCGCATTAGAACTGCAGGGTTTGGCGGAGTTGCAGTCTGAGTTTGTCGAGGATCAGTTAAGACGCGCTTTACCTGCTGCTGGGCGTGACATGGTACGCACCGTTGAGATCAGCCCACAATTTGCCCAATCCGTCGTAACTACCGATCCGACGCAAGTTAATGTGGTCGCATTATCGGATGATCTGTTTGCAGCAGTGCAAGGCGCACCGCAGACGTTCAGTCTTACAGCGGCCAAGGGTGCAACGATCACGCTACCCAATGGTCAAGTGATAGAGAAGGCATTTCGTGGTATGGCCGAATCACAGGCTGAACGCTTCAATAGCGTTGTACGGCAAGGCTTGTTAACCGGTGAGCCAACACCTGACATCGCCCGCAAGCTACGTGGCAGGCTTGAATTTGGGGAAGAGGCTAAGACTATTAAACAGCTTGCTTTGTCCGGTGGTGAGCTAACCAAAATGGCAAACCATCAGGTTGTCAGCATCGTTCGCACCAGCATCAACCAAGTGGCCAACGCCGCAAGTCAGCAGGTATACGAAGCCAATCAAGACATCACCAAAAAATACAAATACACTGCAACACTAGATAGCCGCACGTCTGCGATCTGTCGTGCTCTCGATGGACGTGAGTTTGAATACGGCAAAGGTCCAACACCACCGCAGCACTTTGGTTGTAGGTCAACTATTGTGCCAGTCATCGATTATGAAGACCTAGG